CACCTCATTGATATTCTGCGCAAATTTCTCACGGTCAATGATTTCAACCTGTGCTTGTGTTACTTTTACCTGTAATTCTTGCATGTTACCCTCCTAGTATTCAAGTTCGCCATCTAGCAATTCGCCCTGGATTGGCTCATCAGTTTTAGTAGATTCAGGATCTACATGATTTGCCTCTTGCTCTTTGTTAAATTGCTCAATCTCAGCCATCTTGCGTGCTACGACATCTTCACGGCTCTCTTGAGGTGTGACGTCTTTAGGTTCTCGTAATTCGTCTGCCTCATAAAGTCCTCCTAGTTCGTTAGGAAAAGCATTTCTTAATGCTGTCACCATTGCTACCTTATGTATCATGACAGCTGGCTTTTCGTCCCATGTGTTAGGTTTGTTCTCTTTTCCATATTGGTTGACTTTCCCCTCTTTTCTGATTTTTGAATTATCGTACTCAGTGAAAGTTACCTCTGCTTTTGTTGGATGTGTACGATCTTTCCTATACACTACTGCCCAAGCTCCCAGGATTTCGGCGCCTCGTGGCAAAAATGCACCCTCTGACCGTTGGATTTCTCCATTTTTCTCATAGATAATACCTGAGTCTATCCCGTCAAATTGGGGGTGGGCGTCAGCTTTTTTCTGAAATGCCTTTTGAGCAACAACTATCTGGGCTGGTTGATTTCCATATTTGATGAAATAAATCTCTCTTGTGAAAGGATTTAGATTTTGTACTCTTGCTTGAGCAATGAAATAAGCAAGTTCCTCATCACTAGCTTTACCTTGCGGGTCAAGATATTTCCTAACAATCCCACTTGTCAAAGTCTGTGGATCTTCTAAAAAGTTTTTCTCTGCGGTTTGAATATCATTTGTCATTTTCTTCTCCTTTTTCTTTTAGTAATTAAACATTGTCCCACAGTATCCAGCTTCTTCTAATGCTAATCGGTTCAAATAGTGTGACATATCGCTAATACTCATTTTTCTAACCATTTTCTCGGTTAGATAATCGCCATCAATTTCTTCTCTCATTGCCTCTCTAAGTTCTTGTTTCCATTTTTTGTAATACAATCGTTTTTTCATTTCTTTCTCCTTTTCGTCTTCTTCAAATTCCAATTTTCACGCTTTAAGCGTCGATTTTCGTTTTGTAGTTTCAAGATTATATCTTGTTGTTCATTGATAATCTGCCCCATCTCTCGGCCGAGATGAATATATTCAGCTCGCCAGTTGTCGATTTCTGCAAGTAGTTCTTCAATCATACTTCATCACCCACATATCGACGTCTACCGCATCCGATATCCACATACTGGCTTGGGTCAAGTTCTTCTCGTTCTTCAGGTGGTTGCATTATGTCTCTATCGTAATCAAACATGCGTATACACCTTTCCAAGTTCAAGCACTCGTTTCACATATCTGGCCTTGGATGTTAGCCCAAGATCCAGCAATTCGTTTTTTTCTTCATGATTGGCCAAAAGCCATACACGGTTTTTAAGTTCAATTCTAGTCATTATCTGATCCTCAACGTAACACTTTCACAATCGTCTTCTTAGGTTCTGGCAAAGCTAACGGCTCTGGCTTCAAACCTTCAGGTCGTTCATTGTCAAATGTGAATCCTGGAAACTCTCTACGGATATTCTTGCGGATTTGTTGCCGTTCAATTTTACGTCCGATTTCAATAATATTGTTAAATTCATTGACTTTCTGCATGTCCTCTTCTTGCTCTCGTTTTTCAGCTTGATGAGCAAGAAACCCTGCGCTGATAAATCCTAAAATCACTGCGCCAGTTCCTAAAAGCTGATTTATTAATGGTGGTTCAAACATTCTGTTCTCCTTATGCTCTTAATTTTCGTACTTCTTTCTCTAATTCCAAAATCTCATAAACATCATTGACATCGTACATAATATCTTTCCCTTGCTTACGAAATCTTAAGCCTTTACGTTCTAACTTCTTAACATAGGCATGATTAAAGCCAAACTTCTTCATCAAAGCCTGTTGATTGATTGGCATGCGATCATTCTCTAACTGCTCCTTGACCTGCTTTTCAGCAAAGGCCAGTAATTGATTCGTGAACAATTCAGCACTTTCGCCGTCCAATCGTAATTGTAACGTGATACCTTCCATTTTCTACATCCTCTCAACTATGCGGGCAA